ATGGCACCGGTCGCCACCACCCCGCTCGACCTGATCGGCAACACCCCCATCGTCCTGCTCGAGGGGCCCAGCGAGGCCGCCGGGTGCGAGATCTGGGGCAAGTGCGAATTCCTCAACCCCGGCGCCTCGGTGAAGGACCGCGCCGCGCTCGGCATCATCCGCGATGCCGAGGCGCGCGGCGCGCTGAAGCCCGGCGGCACGGTGGCCGAGGGGACCGCGGGCAATACCGGGATCGGCATCGCGCTGGTCGCCAACGCGCTGGGCTACAAGACGATCATCGTCATGCCCGACAACCAGGCCTCGGAGAAATACGCCACGCTGCGCGCGCTCGGCGCCGAGCTGGTGCTGGTCAAGCCGACCAAATTCAAGGACCCGAACCACTTCGTCCATACCAGCCGCCGGATCGCGGAAGAGACAGATGGCGCGGTATGGGCCAACCAGTTCGACAACCAGGCCAATCGCCGCATCCACGAAGCCACCACCGCGCCCGAAATCTGGGAGCAGCTGGAAGGCCGGGTCGACGGCTTCACCTGCGCGGTCGGCACCGGAGGCACGCTCGCGGGCGTCGGGCTGGGGCTCAAGGCGAAGGACGCAAACATCCGCATCGCGCTGACCGACCCGCACGGCGCCGCGCTCTACGAATATTACGCGCATGGCGAGCTCAAGTCCGAAGGCAGCTCGGCCGCCGAGGGGATCGGCCAGGGCCGCATAACCGGCAACCTCGAAGGCGCGCCCATCGACACCCAGTTCCGCATATCCGACGAGGAAGGCCTGCACTGGGTCGCCGAGCTGCTGCGCGAGGAAGGCCTCTGCCTCGGCCTGTCGAGCGGCATCAACGTCGCCGGCGCGATCGCGCTAGGCAAGCAGCTGGTCGCCGACGGCCGCGACAACCCGCGCCCAAAGCCAAGGGTCGCGACGATCCTGTGCGACACCGGTTTCCGCTACCTCTCGACCATCTACAACCGCGAATGGCTCGAGGCGAAGGGCCTGCCGGTGTTTGGGTTGTTAGGTGACAAGAGGGACTGGACGGCATTCTAGGCGGGATTTCTCGGTTGTTCGCGGTCTTACGTGGGAGTGGAATGGCTGAAAACCGCCATTGCGGGGCTCTCCAAAAAATTTGGCGCTCGCGAAGTCCACTGTCTGGACGGGTGGTTAATTTAGACAGCGGATTGTCGGGTCCGGCTGGAATTCGCGTCGCTGGCCGGTTGGCCTCCGAGGATCCTCTTAACGGCGGTTTTGCGCCCTCTGAGAGGCCGATGGGATAGCTGCAAGAGCGGCGAGGTCCGACAGGTGAGGCCGTGGAAGTGGGACTGCGGGCGTCCCGGTTCGGCGGATCGTGTCCCAGTTTCGGTTTGCCGCGGAAGTCCGGGACTTTCGGCGACGACCTGGCGACCGAGCGCGGCGGTCGCCAGGGACGGAACTGGGACAGTTTTTCGACCCTTCACTCGGCGACAGTGCAGTCGCTCAGCATGGGAGAGCCCATCACTTCGCTGACGCCGGCGCAGCGTAAAACGATAGCCTGGCCTTTCTGGAGCGAGGCCGTCACTTCGGAAGCATCGCCGGCGAAGCTTGCTTGGGTAGTGGTGAAGTCGTCGGTCCCCGGCAGGGTGACGACGGGCTCGTCCATGAAGTCGAGCTCGATCGAATTGATCGTCCCCGAGACCAGCAATGGCGACGAGCCATATTTCTGCTGGGCGGCGACCTCGTTATCGGCATAGGCCTGGGCCAATTCGACTGAGGTGACTTCGATAGCCGGTGCGGTGGGATCTACCGCGCTTGCTTCATCTTCGGGCAATTCGCCGCACGCTGCGCAAGCCAAAACCATGCAGCTGATCAGTATCTTCTTCATTCACCCTCTCCTGTTGCAACTCTCAAAGCCGTCCGATCTTTGCGACGACCTGACCGATGATGCGCACGTCGTCCGGGTCTACGGTGTAGTTCGGAACGTCGGCGTTATCGGACATGATCTCCAGCTGGCCGGCGTGGACGCGCAGCCGCTTGACCATGCCGATATCTCCCTCGGCGAGCGCCCAGACCTTGTCGTTCAACCGCAGCGCATCCTGGCTGAGATCGATCAGCAGCATGTCGCTGTCGTGAATGGTCGGCTCCATGCTGTCGCCGATGCCCTGTGCCCAGCAGAGCTTCTCGGCCGGGGCACGGGTGAAGGCCCGGATCATCGCGCGCGGGAAATATTCAACGGTCGCCTCGACCGGCCCATCAACGAAGCTGCCGCCCATCCCGTAGCCGAGATCGAGCATAGGGATTGGAAGACTGTCGAGGTCTTCGCGTGACGGTGACGCACCCTTGGTGCGGGCCGATGGCACAGCGTCGAGCGATGGATCGTCGATCTCCCCAATCAGATATTCGGGCGTCGTGCCGAGTTCACGCGCGATCTGATGAAGATGCTTCGAGCCGGATCCGCGATGAATGATGCTGTTTATCGCAGTAGCGCTAATGCCGACCCGCCGCGCAAGCTCGGCCTGAGCCATATCGGCTCGCATGAGGGCCTCTATCAATCGCTCGGGCTTGATCATGTGCATTGCTTAGCGTCCGGAGAAGCGACGCGCATTTCAACATTTGCGTATTGACATACGCTAAACTTGCACGCAAAAGTTGTTGCATGTTTACGCAACTCGACCCGCTCTCCGCCCTGCAGTTGGCTGTCGTCAAGGCAGGGTCCAATGCCAAGCTCGCCGAGATCTGCGGCGTTTCGACGACTGCCGTGTGGCAGTGGGTGACGCGGATGAAGCGGATCCCGGCCGATTACGTGCTGCGGGTGGAAGCAGCGACGGGCGTGCGACGCGAGGACCTGCGGCCGGACATTTATCCGCCCGAGGAATACCGAAAGCTGCGGAAGGTCTCGGCATGAAGGCTCTCGATCCGAACTGCGCAGCGCTGCCGCTGCGCCATGCCGATGGTCGCCTACGGGCACAGCGCGCGCCCGGCTTCTGGCACGACGAGCCGGTGCGCCGCCGCGTGATCGAGCTGCATCGGACGATGACGCTCGCGGAGGCGGTCCGACAGATGATCGATGAATTCGGCCAGGACAGGGCGCCGACAAAGAGCGCGCTGGGCCGGGCGTGGAAGATGCTGGACGTGAAGAGGGCCGAGGCATGATGGCGCAAGGTTCACGAGTTCACCGGCAGGCCGAGCGCGACACGGATTTCATCCTGCAGGCGCATGAGCTCGCGCGCTTCGGCGTGCTTCCCGCGGCGCGCGGCCGCGGCGGCTATCGCATCCGCCTGGCTCAGCGCCGCCTGCGCAAAGCCCTCGCAGGCGCGATCGAGCGTTACGAGGACGGATATCAGCAGGTCGCGCGTGGCCTGTTCGCCAGCGCTGTCATTTTCGGCGGCGAACCGCGGATCGGTCTGCATTTCGCTTCTCCATCGAAAGACGAGATCGAGCGTATGAGCCGCCGACTGTGCGGTCACCGTCTAAGTCAGGTGGCGAAATGAACAGTGGCGCGCGCGTGCTGACGATCGATCCCGACCTGGTGTTCGTGCCGGAGCGGATCGGCTTCTACTATCCCGACAAAGCCAAGGCGCTCGGCAAGCTGATGAAGGCGAGCGGGCAGCGCGATCCGGTGAAGATCGCCAAGCACGACGGCGACAAGCCGTGGAAGCTGGTGACCGGTCTTCACCGCCATGCGGGTGCGATCTTCGAACAGCTGCTGCTCGATGCGATCGAGGTCGAGGGCGACCGTCACGAACTGCTCGATATCGAGGCCTCGGAAAACCTCGAACGGCGCGACCTGCCTCCGTTGGAACGGGCGGCGTTCGTCGCGGCAAAGGTGGAAGCGGTGAAGCGCAAGCTGGCCGTGGAACATGGCGGCGTCAGCCAGCAGAAGCTGGCGGCGAAGGCGCGCTGGGACAAGGTGAAGCTCGGCGAGGCGCGTTTCGACGAGGCGATGGACGACGAGGCCGAGGATGCGCGTGCAACGATTGCACACGCATATGGCTGGGAGGAGGAAGTCGCCGAGGCGATCGGTCTTTCGCGGCGCTCGATCCACAACGACCTGCTCCTCCATCGCACGCTGATCGCGCCCTTCCCGCAGCATGCCGCGGCGCTGGCCGCGCACCCGGTGGTCGGCAGCAATGCGAGCCAACTGATGAAGCTGGCGAAGGTCAAGGATGACGGACTGCGCGAGCGGGCGGTCGAGGCGCTGCTGCGCTGCCCAGGCATGGATGCCGGATGGGCACGCGAGGAAGTGGGCGTCGATACGCCGAAAGGCGCGACGACGCCGTTCCAGAAGCACTGCGACGCGATCACCGGAAACTGGGGGCGGCTGAGCCTGCCGCAGCAGCGCGCCTTCGTTCCCCAGCTCGCCAAGATGTTCACCCCGGAGATGAAACGCGTTCTGCGCGATCAACTCAATGCCGAGCTCGGAGAAGTGGAGCCGACCGATGGCTAAAGGCCACCCGTGTCCGATCGCCGCATGCACTCGATTTGCGAAGCCTAACCAGCTGATGTGCTGGCCTCATTGGCGGCGAGTTCCTCGCGCGCTGAACCACGCGGTTTTCGACACCTATCGCAACTTGCGGAACGATCCGGCTGCCTATCGGCAGGCGCGCGACGCCGCGATTGCGGCGGTTGAAGCCAAGGAAGCCGACGAAAGGGAGCTGGGCGAATGAGCAGCGCGCCTTACCCCGCGACAGAGCACCAGTTGGAAGTGCTCCGCTTCATCGCGGGTTACATCGAAACGCACGGTTATTCGCCGACCTATGCCGAGATCGGCAAGGCGGTCGGCCAGAAGTCGAAGGGCCGGATACACGAGTGCATCAGCGCACTCGAAGAGCGGGGCCATCTCCGCCGCCTGGGCCGAGGCCTCGAGCGCGCGATCGAAGTCCTCCACAAGCCTGCCTTGCCGCGCGGCCCGAAGGGCGAACCGATGCACTTCGTGCGCGTGGCGGAGCCGGCATGATGGCCCGCGCGAAACCCGAAACGCTGGCCGAACGCTATCGCCGCCACCGGCGCGCCTTCCGGCTCGCGCTGGAACTCGGCTGCACACCGAAGGAAGCCGAGCTGGAGATCGAGCGGCGCGAAACACGCGCCCGATGGCAGCGCGCTCAAGAACGTCTGCAGACGGCAATGGCCGGGCCGCGCCGCGGTCCTGCGCCTGCCGGTGCCCGCTGGATGATGCAGGACTGATCATGGCAATTCCCTCACTCGGATATCCCAGCATGACGGCCGCTGCGGTTGCGCTTTCGGACGAAGGCGCAAGCGATCGCGAGATCGCGGACAAGCTCGAGATAGAGCCGCACCGGGTGCAGGCCCTGATCAGACAGGCGACCGAGCGTGCGAAGCGTGCTGCCGAAGGGAAGGTGCCGAACTATTTGGCTGTGTTCCTGCCCGAGCGCGCGGTCCTGCTGCCCGCTGCTGAAGCTCGCAACATCTCGATCTCCGAGCTGGTGCGGCGCATCGTGCTGGCTACCGCGCAAGACGGATTTATCGATGCGGTTCTCGATGACGGCGTGCTGACCTTGCCCGACGAGGTGCGCTGATGGGTAAGGCGAAACCGCACCCCGATCAGATGGGCTTTGCGTTCGAAGCGCCGCAGGCGGCGACGGGCGAAGCGAGCCTGGCCGGTCTCGACGCGATGATCTCGCGCACGGTCGGCCAGATCCTCAACAGCGACAGCCGGACGCGCGAAGTGATCGCGGCCGAGATGACCGTGCTGCTCGGCGAGGAGGTCAGCCGCGCGATGCTTGACGCCTATGCCAGCCCGGCGCGGACCTCGCACAGCATCTCGGCCACGCGCCTGCTGGCGCTGGTCGCGGTGACGAAGCGGCACGATCTGTTCGATCCGCTGGTGCGCCAGATCGGTGCCGGCCTGCTGGTCGGCGACGAGGTCATGACGGCACGGCTCGGCCATATCGAACAGCGGATCAAGGCGCTGCAGGCAGAGAAACGAGCGCTGGGCGGAACCGCGCCACTGATCCGAGGGGGACAGAACTGACATGGCTGGAGGGGCCGACATCGCCGCACAGACGGTCGCCGAGGAAACGCGCGAATGGTTCGGAGCGGCCGAGCTGGCCGAGCTGGGCCTGCCCGGCCTGCCGGGCGACAAGCGCATGATCAACCGCCGCGCACAGGACGAGATGTGGGCTGGCCGCAGCGGAGCCGATGGCAGGCCGTTGGTGCGACGCCGGGCCGGTCGCGGCGGCGGGAACGAATTTCATGTCACCCTGCTGCCGAGCGCCGCGCGCGCCGAGCTGGCGCGGCGCGGCCTGGTCGCGAGCGCGCAGCCCGAACCGACCGAGGACCGGGGCGACTGGCGCTGGTACGAAGCACAGAACCGCAAGGTGAAAAGCGAAGCGGAGCACCGCCTCGCGATCGTGCGCGAAGTCGAGCAGGCCGAACAGGCCGGGCAATCGCGCAGCGCGGCGATCGAAGCGGTCGCCGCCACGCGCGGCACCGGCCGATCGACGATCTACAGCTGGTTCGCGATGATCGAGGGCGTGCCCCGCGCCGACCGGCTGCCGGCACTGGCACCGCGCCGCAAGGGTGGCGGTGCAGCGGCCGAGATCGATGCCGCGCTATGGCAGCTCTTCGCAAGCGATTACCTGCGGCCCTCGGCCCCGACGCTGTGCAGCTGCTATCGCCGCACCGCCGAAAAGGCGAAGGAGATGGGCATCGCGATCCCCGGCGAGCAGACATTCCGCCGCCGCCTGAAGAAGGAGATGCACCCCGACGTGATCGTGCTGAAGCGCGGCGGTGCCGAGGCGCTCGAACGCGCCAAGCCCGCGCAGCGACGGACGGTCGATCACCTGCATGCGCTTGAGCGGGTCAATATCGACGGGCATCGCTTCGACGTGTTCGTAGACATGGGCGACGGGAAGCCGGTGCGCCCGACCATGGTCGCGATCCAGGACGTTTACTCGAGCAAGCTACTCGCTTGGCGGATCGACATTTCCGAGAGCGCCGTGTTGACCCGGCTCGCCTTTGCCGACCTGTTCCGCAATTTCGGGATCCCCAAGCACTGCCACCTCGACAATGGCCGCGCCTTCGCCAGCAAGTGGATCACGGGCGGAGCCAAGACGCGCTTCCGCTTCAAGATCCGCGACGAGGATCCGACGGGCGTTCTCGTCGGCCTGGGCATCGGCGTGCACTGGGCGCGCCCGCATCACGGCCAGTCGAAGCCGATCGAGCGCGCGTTCCGCGATCTGTGCGACGACATTGCCAAGCACCCGGCGATGGAGGGTGCCTACACGGGTAACAGCCCGATGGCTAAGCCCGCCAACTACGGTTCGCGCGCGATCCCGATCGCCGAGTTTGAAGCGCATGTCGCGCGCGGTATCGCGGCGCACAATGCGCGCAGCGGGCGGCGCGGACGGCACTATCGTGGGCGCAGCTTCGACACGGTATTCGCCGAGAGCTATGCGACCGCGGAGATCCGCAAGGCGATGCCCGAGCAGCTGCGCATGGCGTTGCTCACGGCGGAGCAGAAGCTGGTCAATTCGCGGACGGGCGAGATCGAGCTCTACGGCAATCGCTACTGGTCGGCCGAGTGCAGCCAGCTGCGCGGCCAGCGGGTGACGGTCCGCTTCGATCCCGAGGACCTGCACAGCGAGATCCATCTCTACGGGCAGGACGGGGCCTATCTGGCCAGCGTGCCGCTGCTGGCGGACGGCCGGTTCGACAATGTCGACGATGCGAAGAAGCAGGCCCGACGCGACGCCGAGCATCGCCAGCTGGTGCGACAGGCGGCGCTGGCGGAAGACCTGCTGACAGCGCGCGAAGTCGCCGAGCGGCAGGCCGAGATCGAGGCATTCGAGGCCCCCGAGCCGAGCGTCGTGCGGCCGGTCGCGCATCGCGGCAACGTCGCCGCGGCGCGCAAGATCGCGCCCGAAAGAGCCGAAGAAGAACAGCGTCAGAGCAAGATATTCGGAGCAGTCGCCAAGTTGCGATTGGTCGAATGAAGCGGCGCGCGACGGTGAAGTGAGACACCCGCCGCGCGCCATGTCCCAGCGAAGGAACAAGGAACCAATAGCATGAACGACCCCGCAAAACAGCCCATCGATATCGACGCCGAGCGGCGCTGGCTGCTCGAGCACAAGGAGGCCGGCGGCCTCAGCTGGAGTGCGATCGCCAAGCGGATTAATATCCCGCACGGCACGATCAGCAGCTTCGGCGGCGGCACCTACAAGGGCAACCAGGAGAATATCGCCAACACGATCTTCAAGTATCGCCAGCTGCTGCAGACGCAGGCGCAGATCACCACCGAGGTGCCCGAAGTGCCTGGATATTTCGAGACACCGACGAGCAAGGAACTCGAAGTCCTGCTGAAATGGGCGCAGCGCGGGCGGATCGTCGTCGCCGCGCTCGGCCCCGGCCTGGGCAAGACGAGCACGGCGCGCGAGTTCGTCGAATGCTATCCCAACGTGGCGCTGGCGACGATGTCGCCGTCTACGGCGGGCGTGAACAACATGCAGCTGGAGGTGCTCGCGGCGCTGGGTGACGGAGACGCGGTGGGAACGCCGCAGAAGCTGTCGCGCCGGATCCGCGACCGGGTCCGCGATCTCGGCAATCCCGTGTTGATCATCGACGAAGCGCAGCACCTGTCGGAGAAATCGGTCGAGGAAATCCGCAGCTGGCACGATGCCGAAGGCGTGGGGATCGCGCTGTTCGGAAACATCCAGGTGATGCAGCGGCTCGAAGGCGGATCGCGCAAGGCCGCCTATGCCCAACTGTTCAGCCGGATCGGTCTGAAGCTGGTGCGCGAGCTGCCGCTGGAGGGCGATTGCGATGCACTGGCCGCGGCGTGGAACGTGACCGGAGCGCGCGAGATCGAGTTCCTCCGCAAGATCGGCCGGATGCCCGGTGGATTGCGGGGGGCGACGATGGCGCTCGAGATCGCGACGATGGTCGCCCAGGCCGATGGCGAGGCGCTGTCCGTGCAGCACCTGACCGATGCCTGGGCGCAGCTGTCGAGCCGGAGGGCCGCGGCATGAGCGCGCGCGATCTGTTCCTCGACGCGATCGGCTCGCTCAGCGGGCTAGTCGCAATCGGCCTCTGCGGCGTTATCATCCTCTCGATCGGGGGAGGTTCGTGATGGCCATGCTGCAGGAGACAGTCGCCCGCAGGATCGATGGGCACGTGAAGGAGGCGACGGCGATCGAGCCGCGCCTGCTGGCGGCACATGACCAGGACGAACCGCTGGAGCGGGCACGCGCGCTGTTCGTGTGGACCGCATTGCACGTCCGGCCGCAGACCGATCTCGCCTCGCTCGGCGGGTGGTTGGGTGGACGCACGGCCGGCGCAGTCAGGCAGCTGCACCTGAAGGCGGTGGTGCTGCGCATGATCGATCCGCATTTCAAGGCGCTGACCCGCCGCATCGAAGCGGCCGAGCGCCGCGAAGGAGAGGTTCCCTATGGCTGCGATTAACGCCAAGCCGGCCCAGTTCGATCGCGCGTCACAGGCGCGGCGATCGATGCTGGGCAAGATCCATATCGCCAAGAAGCAGCTGGGGATGGTCGACGACGACTATCGCCAGCTGCTGTTCGATACGGCGGGCAAGACGAGCGCTGCGCAATGCAGCGACGCCGAGCTGACCATGGTAATCGATGCCCTGAAGGCAAAGGGGTTCAAGCCGCTGCCGCCGAAGGGCGGGGCCAGCGCGCAGCACAAGATGGCGAAGAAGGCCCGCGCGCTGTGGATCTCGCTCCATCATCTGAACGTCGTCCACAACCCGTCCGAACAGGCTCTCGAAACCTTCGCCCGTAAGCAGCTCGGCTGCGAAAAGCTCCAGTGGGCGCGCCAGTCCCACGGCGCAAAGCTGATCGAAGCCTTGAAGGACATGGCGGCGCGCAACGGGTGGAAGCAGGTCGACGACGCCGGCCGGCCGCTCTCGGTGCTGGCCCTGCAGGAGCAGCTCTGCCTGGCAATCCTCGACAAGCTAAAGGCGGCGGGCGCGGCCGACGATGGCTGGTCGCTTTCGAACGCGGCCTGGTCGCTCCATGGCTGGGTCCTCGGCGCAAGCGGTCCGGTCGGCACCGAGGAATATGCCGCGCTTGCCAAGGCGCTCGGCGACGAGCTGCGCAAGGCGGGACCGGTCGCGTGATGGGCCGGGTGACGCCAGCGCAGGTGGCCGATCGAAGCGCCATGCCGACCTATCGGATCGGCGCGGGCAATCGCTGCGGCCGGTGCGGCGGTGAGCAATGGCTCGTCGGCCGTGTCACCGCCGAGTGCGTCTTCTGCGACGAAGTGCTGCCGCTCGATAGCTCGTCCTCGACGCCGGGCGTGGACAGGGACGACAGGAGGGCGAATTGAGTGCGCCGCAGATCTCCGACCATGCGCTGGTGCGCTTTCTCGAACGCGTCGGCGGGATGGAAATCGAGGCGGTGCGCGATGCACTTGCCGCCTCGCTCCACCGGGCGCACCAGGCAGCGCGCACGCTGGGCCGGAACGACTTCCTGATCCGCGTGGACGGCGCGGTCTACGTCGTGCGGGGCGACGTTGTCGTCACCGTGCTCGACGACAAGGATCCGCGCGACCACGCGCATTCGATCAGGCGCCGATGACGCACCGCCCCGCCTTGCTAGCCGAGATTGCCAAGGTCGCCGGCGACGACGCCGCGATCAAGGTCGCGCAGGCGCGGGGCGGAACGCGTGTCTATTTCCCGCCGAAGCCGGCCAAGGATCACTGGCTGGTCGACCTGGTCGGCCAGCAGCGCGCCGATGCGATCTGCGAGGAGCTGACGGCCGGGATCGGACCGGTGCGCGTCGACGTGCCGATCGGCACGGCGGGACAGGCGGGGCGCGGCGCACGCAAGGTGGACCGCCTGATCCGCGAGGGCAAAAGCGAACGTGACATCGCCCTGGCCACGGGCTACACCGAACGCGCCGTCCGGTGGCGCAAGCGGCGCATGAAGGACATGCGCGACACCCGACAGCAGGATCTGTTCTAACTCAGGCGGCGCTACGGCCCCGGAAAATTTTCCGGGGCGCGGGAGGCCCTGCAGAACGGCCAGAACGGCCCGCATGGACGGGTCAAAACATCATCTCATTATTCGCGGCTCGCGTCGCTACGCACGCGCCTTCAACGAGCTGCTCGGCATCGAAGGCGGTTTCGTCGACGATCCGGTCGATCGCGGCGGTGCGACCAAATACGGGATCTCGCTGCGCTTCCTGATTGCCGAGGGCTCGATCGACCGCGATGCCAACGGCTTCGCCGATTACGATCTCGACATGGACGGCGACATCGACGGGCGTGACATTCGCCGCCTGACGCTCGACGATGCCTTCCGCCTCTACAAGGAATGTTTCTGGGATCGCCTCGACTGCGAGAGCTTCCCCGAGCCGGTCGGCGAGATGATGTTCGACCAGGGCGTCAATGGCGGGCTGCACGCGGCGCGGGTGCTGCTGCAGCGCGCGCTCAATCAGCTGCTGGCAGAGACCCGGCGCAATACCCTGCTGGTCGATGGCAAGGTCGGCGAGAAAACCCGGCGCGCGCTCGACACGGTCCTGCGTTGTCCGCTGCTCGGCATGACGGCGTTCGTGGAAGCCTATCGCCATGCGGTGAAGCAGCGCTATCACGCGATCGTTCGCAGCAATCCAAGCCAGCGCCGGTTCCTTAAGGGCTGGCTCAACCGTGCCGATCGGCTCGGCGCATGAGCTGGCTCAAGGGAAAGATGCTCACGATCGCAGCCGGCATCGGCGGCGTGATCGTGCTCGGCCTGGTGATCGCACTCGTCGTCACCACCGGCCAGCGTGACGCGGCGCGCGAGAGCCTGGCCAAGCTGACCGAGCAGGCCGGCGACGTGCTGGCCTCGGCGCGGATCGCAACCGGCAACCCGAAGCTCACCTGGAGGAATACCGGCACGCAAATCACGCTGCTGGGCTCGGCGCATCGCGAGCTGAAGCTGGCGACGGCGGGGCAGAACACGGCGATCGAAGCGCTGGGCCGCGAGACCGAACTGCTGCGCGATCAGGCGCGCAGTTTCGAAGCACTCGCCCGCGAGGCGGCGGCGACGCGCATGCCCGCCATGGCCGAACTGGAGCGGGTCGTGCGCGAGCCGGTGCCTGACGCCACTTGCGAGGCGCGGTTGCGGGCGATCGCCGACGCGCTCGATCTCGCTTACGAGGCCGGGTTGTGAAGGCCGCGATTGCCCTTGCAGCGCTGGCCCTGGCGGGTTGTGCGACCACGCCGGAAACGCTGGTGCAGGAGCGCGTCGTCGAGGTGAAGGTCCCGGTGGCGACCGCCTGCGCGACCGCGCGCCCGGTCCCGACCGAGCCGCTGAAGCAGCGCTTCACGGCCGAAGAATGGGCCGCGCTGACCGAGCTTCAGAAGGCGGCGCTGGTCGCCCAGCAGGGCCTTGCGCGACAGACCGAAGCCGAAGGCGTGCGCGCGGCGACCGCCGCCTGTCCGGAACTCGACGATGAAGATCGGTAACCGGATGCTCGAGCGTGCCGAACAGTTCGTCCTCGAGGACGCCCAGCGCCGGGTGTCGGCGACCCGCGCCGCGCTCGCTGCGCCGGGCACGCCCGATTGCCAAGAATGCGGCGACCCGATCGGCGCGAAGCGGCGCAAAGCGATGCCCTCAGCGCGGACCTGCATCGATTGCCAGCGCAAGATGGAGCGCAAGTGATGCAGATCGAGCCCGTCTCCTTCGGCAAGTTCCTCGCTGGATGGCTGCCCGCTCTGGCAGTGAGCTCGGTCGCGGACCCTGCTCCGATCGTGACTGAATGGACCGTCGACCTGGGCGGCACCGCGATACCGGTGGTGAGCGCCGCGCTGGGTGCGCTTGGCGTGCTGGCAGCACGGCCGCTCGCGGTGAAGCAGGAGGCCCCGCACGGATGGGGACGCTTCGCACTGGTCACCGCGATCCTGCTGGTCGCGATCGAACTGTGGATCATCCAGTCGCGGCCGGGCTGGCTGTTCACCTTCGTGGTCGGGATCGGCCTCGGTTTCTCGGGATATTCGATGATCGAGCTGCTGGGCGACGGGCTGAAGGGCCTCGTCTCCTCGGCCTTCGACCAAGCCAAGACGAAAGTGGGATCGGTGCTGGGCACCAAGAAGGACGGGAACGATGACGAGTAGCCTCTACGAACTGGCGTTGATCGGGGTGATCCTGGTCGGCATCGCGATCGCGGTCTGGAAGGGTGGGCAAGCCAATCCGGTCGGCACCGGCAGCCTGCAGCGGGTTGTTTCGGGCATGCGCGGCGAAGTCGACAGCATGAAGGGCCGGCTCAAGACGCTCGATAGCACCGTCGCGACCAAGCAGGACGTGCTGCGGCTCGACGAGAAATTGGCCGAGGAAGCGAAGAAGATGGGACGGGTGTTCGAAACGCTCGACCGGGTCGACGATGAACTCGCGGCGCTGGCCCGATCGCATGGCGCGCGAAATGCGGTGATCGAGGCGTTGTCCGACAGCGTGCGCCGGCTTTCCGAAGAGCTGAAGTCGCACCAGCAACATGTCGCGGCGCGGCTTACCGAGTTGAGCTCGATCCCCGACAAAGTCGAAGCGAACAGCAAGGCGATCGAGAAGCTTTCGAGCCAGATGCCCGCAATCCGCGAGGCGCAGCGCGAGACCGCGAGCGATGTGAAACACATCGGTCGGCAGGTCGAGCGGCTCTACGATTTCTTGATCCCGGAGGGCATGAAGAAGTGAGCGTACAAGCAACTTTGGCCGAGGGTATCGCGCAGGATGCGCGGCTCGAAATTTTGCGGCAGCTGGAGAAGCAGGTCGACGGGCGACTGTCCGCGACGTTGCTGCGCCGAGCGCTCGATATCTACGGCATCACGCGCGATCGCGACTGGATCGAAACGCAGCTGCGCAAGCTGGAAGCGCTCGGCGCGATCGAGATCCTTTCGATCGGCGACATGCTAGTCGCGAAGATCCAGCGGCCAGGGCTCGACCACCTTCAGGAGCGCTCGCTCCTGGTCGGCGTCACGCGCCCGCGGGACGATAGCTGATGGCCGGCCAGCGCGGACGGGGACGGCTGTCGTCGATCGATCTCCTCCCCGAGGAGGCCGACGAGGATATCCGCTGGGCGTTGGAGCAGCTCCGCGAATGCAAGCTGCCGCAGAACACCATCCTCATCGAGTTCAACGAGCGGCTTGCCGACAAGGGTATCGACCCGATCAGCAAGAGCGCCTGGGGCCGCTACTCGGTGCGCAAGGCCAAGCAATTCCGCCGCCTCGACGACGTGCAGCGGATCTCGTCGGAGCTGGTCGGATCGCTCGGCACCGAGCACAGCGACGAGGTGACGATCGCCGTGGCCGAGATGGTCAAGATGGCGGCGTTCCACGCGCTTGAAGGCGACGACGCGAAACCGAAGGACATCCTCGAACTCAGTCGCGCGTTGCAGGCCGCGGTCAGCGCCCAGCGCGGGTCGGCCGAGTATCGCAAACAGCTCGAGCAGCGCATCGCGCAGGAAGTCGCGCGGGCGGCCGACGTTGCGGAAACCATCGCCGCCGAGGCCGGCCTCGGTCCCGATCGCATTGCGCAGATGCGGCGCGAGTTCCTGGGCATCAAGGTCGATCAGTGATGGTCGAGCTCGACGAACTCCCGACCGCCGACCAGGCACCGCCGAAGTCGCCGGTCGACGAGCTGGTGATGGGCGACGTGCCGCCCGAGGGGTTCGACCCTTTGGCGGACGGGATCCTGATGGCACACCAGAAGGAATGGCTGGCCGACCAGTCGGACCTGAAGCTGTGCGAGAAAGGTCGGCGCACCGGGATCACCTTCGCCGAGGCGCTCGACACGACGCTGATCGGCGCGGCCGCCAAATCGGCGGGCGGGATGAACACCTATTACATCGGCGACACGAAGGACAAAGGGCTGGAGTTCATTGCCGTCTGCGCGCGCTTCGCCAAAGCCGTGGCGAAGGAGCTGCTGTCGGTCGACGAGTTCCTGTTCGACGACGTGCAGCCGGACGGCTCGACCCGGCAGATCGCAGCCTATCGCATCCGCTTCGCCTCCGGGAACGAGATCGTCGCACTGTCGAGCAACCCTGCGAACATCCGCGGCCTGCAGGGGCGCGTGGTGATCGACGAGGCGGCATTCCATCGCAATGTCGCCGCGGTGATCGATGCGTGCAACGCGATGCTGATCTGGGGCGGGACGATCCGGATCATCTCGACGCACAACGGCAACCTCAATCCGTTCAACGAGCTGATCTCGGAGACGCGCCAGGGCCAGTTCGACTATTCGATCCACACGGTCACGTTCGACGACGCGGTCGAGAACGGGCTGTACGAGCGCGTCTGCCTGATGCGGGGCTGGGAACCGACCGCCGAGGGCAAGCGCGAATGGTATCGCAAGATCCGCCGCGCCTATGGCAGCCGCGTCGAGGCGATGCGCGAAGAGCTCGATGCAATTCCGCGCGAGGGCGAAGGCGTGCTGCTGCCGCTGGCTTGGATCGAGGCCTGCAGCGAGCAGCGCTACACGGTCGCGCGTTGGGAACCTCCCTATGAGGGCTTCGTGCGATCGAGCGAGGCGGCGCGGCGCGGGGAGATGGACGGCTGGCTGCATCGCGAGGTGCTGCCGGTGCTGCAGCGCTACGCCGATGAAGGTCACACCTGGTTCCTCGGCGGCGACTTCGCGATGCGGCAGGACCGGAGCTCCTATCCGATCGGCTTCGTCGACGACGGATTGAAGCGGCACGTGCCGCTGATCCTCGAAATGAAGCAGTGCCCCTATGACCAGCAGAAGCAGGCGCTGTTCTGGCTGATCGATCGGCTCGAAACCATGGGCGGGTTCGCGGCCGGCATCCTCGACGCGAACGGCAACGGCATGGCGCTCGCCCAGGAAGCCGCCCAGCGCTACGGCGATCGCATCACCGAGCTGATGCCGTCCGATGCCTGGCGACGCGAGACCGGGCCGCGCTTTCGCGCCTCGTTCGAGGACGGGACGATCGCGATCCCGGCCGACAAGGACACGCGCGACGATCTGCGCCAGCTGCAGAGCGTGGGCGGCGTCGCCAAGATGCCGACCCATATCCGCAACGAAGGCAGCGACGGCACGAAACGTCACGGCGACAACGCGGTGGCGCTGTGGAACTTCCACGCCGCGACGATGCAGGATCCCGGCTTGCCCTGGCGACCGATGAACGCGGCGACCTCTCAGCAGCGCGACCCCGATGAAGATTGGATCCCGGCATGAACTTCCTCACCAAGGCCCGCAATGCGATCGCGGCGTTCCGGCACGGCGGCTCGCCGCTGGCGATGACGCAGCTGATGCGGCGGACGCAGTTCGACTATGCGCGCGAGGTCGGCGACGGGCTCGACGCGTCGGTCATCACCGCCCCGGTCCAGTGGCTGCAGCGATCGCTGCCCGAAGCGCGGCTGAAGGTCGAGAAAACCAAGCGCGACAGTTCGACCGAGGAACAGCGCACGCATCCGATGACGGCGCTGATCAGGCGGCCGAACCCGCATTACGGCGACATCGCGCTGTGGGCCGGGACGGTCCTGTCCTATTGCCTCGACGGCAACGCCTACTGGTACAAGGTTCGCAGTCGGGCCGGCAGCGTCGTCGAGCTGTGGTGGATCCCGAACTGGATGATCGAGCCCAAGTACCCGGTCGACGGGTCCGAATTCATCTCGCACTATCGCTACGCGCCGGGCAACGGGGCCGCGCCGATCGCGATCGACCCGGCCGACATCGTCCACTTCCGCCACGGGATCGATCCGCACAATACCCGCAAGGGCCTGTCGCCGCTGCGCGGCGTTCTGCGCGAGGTCTTCATCGATCTCGAAAGCAGCAATTTCTCGGCCGCGCTGCTCAAGAATTACGGCGCGCCGGGCGTGGTGATCAGCCCGAAGAGCGGCGTCGTGGCGGTGGGCGACGACGTGAAGGCGACCGAGAGCTGGTTCCGCCAGAAATACTCGGGCGACGGGCGCGGCCTGCCGCTGGTGATGGGCGGGCCGACCGACGTGCAGGCGTTCGGTTTCAACCCGCAGCAGATGGAAACGGGCGGCGCGCGCGACGTGGCCGAAGAGCGTGTCTGCGCCTGCCTGGGCGTGCCGGCCGCGGTGGTCGGTTTCGGCGCGGGGCTCCAGGCGACCAAGGTTGGTGCGACCATGACCGAGATGCGCAAGCTCGCCTGGACCAATGGCGTGCTGCCGCTGGCACGATCGCTGGCCGACGAGATCAACCGCTCGCTCCTGCCCGAATGGGGCGATGCGCGCATGCTCGAGGCGGTGTGGGACACCGACGAGGTGCTCGCGCTGCAGGAGGACGAAGACCAAAAGACCGAACGCTGGGGCAAGCGGCTCGCCAGCGGCGGCATCACCGTGTTTGAGTACCGCACCGCGCTCGGGATGAAGGCCGACGACAGCCACCGGTTCTATCTTCGCCCGATCGCGGCGATCGAGGTGCCGGAAGATGCTCCGATCGGAGACGGTCGCGAGGGCGGCGAGCCCGAGTCGACGAAGGGCACGAAGGCCAAGGGCGACGAGGACGACGAGGCGAGCCCTGACTACGTGCCGCCCGGTCCGCGGGCGAGCCGTGAAGCATATGAGCGTGGCGAGCGGTTCGCGCTGTTGCTGCGCCGGAAGGAGCGCGGGCAGATCAAGCGCTTCGGCAATGTGCTCGGCGGGCTGTTCGCCAAGTGGTCGGCCGAAACCAAAGACGCCGCCGAGAAGGCCTTGGCGGGCGCAGACCTGCCCGACGCCGGAAAAGCCAAGGGCGACGGTGCCGATGATCTTGGGGGCGATGCGGCGCTGAAGAAACTGGCCGAACGGGTGCTCAAGGCGCTGGCGATCGATATCTGGCGCGAGGAGCTGGTGAAGGCGTTCGAGGCGCAGTTCCTCAAGGTGGCCGAGGAGGTCGCCGAAGCGGGCGAGCTCGCCGGCATCGGCACCAACCTGCCCGATCCGGTGGCGCGCGCGATCGTTGGCACCGGGGGCACGCGGGTGGGCCTGATCGATCTCGACAAGCAAACCCGCGACGCGGTGTTCAGCGCGCTCGCCGAAGCGCGATCGCTGGGCGAAGGCGTGGACCAGATGGCGGCGCGGATCGCGGCCGACGTGGGCAGCGGCCCGTGGGAGGATACGCTGACCCGCGCGCGGATGATCGCGCGTACCGAGACCAAGTTCGCGCAGAACATATCGACGATCCAGAAGGCGGCCGATGCCGGGGTCGAAAAGCTGATCGTGTTCGACGGCCGCTTCGGGCCGCCGCGATCGGAGGACACGCATATCGCGCGCGACGGCAAGATCGTGGACGCGGCGACCGCCGCGACCATGGCCGCGAACATGCGGCCGAACTGCACGCTCAGCTTCGCCCCCTATTTTGAATGAGGAACGGGACCATGCAGACCAAGAATATGACGATCGAAGAGATGGACGAAGCGGGCAAGGGCCTCGCCCGGCTCGCGATCCTGTCCGAAGTCGATCACGACGGCGACACCTACAAGGCCGGGGCCTTCAGCTGGAAGGAAGGCGGCGACCAGTGGGCACCGATCCTGCCGGCGCACAACCGCTCGAAGATGCCGTTCGGCAAGGCCCGCGTGTTCGAGCGCGACGGGGCGGCCTTCGCCGAGCTCAACATCAATCTCGGCACGCAGGTCGGCAAGGATTGGCATTCGGCGCTGAAGTTCGACCTCGACACCGGCAAGCCCGTTCAGGAATGGTCCTACGGCTACGACGCGCTCGAGGCCGAGCAGGACTACCAGAGCGGGCGCGGCGCGAAGCGCGTGCTGACCAAGGTCGACGTGTCCGAGGTGAGCACCGTGATCCGCGGGGCCGGCATCGGCACCGGCACGCTGTCGATGAAGGCGGCGAAGGATACCGGCGAGCTGAAGGCGGCGCATTTCGAGCGCCTGCTCGGAGATCTCGGCGCGCTGGCCGACGCGCTCGAGACCGACCCGTCGATCGCCAGTGCGACCGGCATCAAGCAGCTGACGCAGATCCATGGCGAGCTGGGCGATGCCCTGGCCGAGATTGCGAGCGCGGATCCGTCAGCGATGAATGCGGCCGGGCAGAAAGCGCTGTTCGACTATCTCAGCGGCATGGCGGCGAAGCATCTGCGAGCGTAGGATGCTACCGGCCTGAAATGGCCACAGGAGCGATTTGAGGGCGGTTGGGGCGGATTGGTGCGTCCGAGCCGCCCGATTGCGTTCTTTGCCCCTCTTAAATCGATCCTAGAGCCTTCCGGACGGTTTCCCTGACCCGCGATCGGCGACGATCGCTTGCGTTTGCCTGCCGGTCGCGCGATACAGCACCCGATCCCGACATCGCCGCAATCTTTCCCGCCCCGGAAAATTTTCCGGGGCGCAGAGCGTCGTCCCGCACCCGCATAAGGCCCTCGATATCACGGCCAACATGACGGGAGCCAGCAGATGAAGATCAAGGATATGAACCTGGAACAGGCGAAGGCTCGCCTTGCGACGGTCCAGGAAACCATGGGCAACGTGCTCGAGGAAGCCGAGACCGATGGCAACAGCTACGATTTCAGCCAGGTCAAGTGCCTCGGCGACGACGTGAAGGGCCAGTCGGCTATCACCGCGAAGTTCCGCGAGCTCAACGACGAAGCCACCGACCTCGCCAAGCATATCGAGGACCTGTCCGAGACCGACCAGGCGGTGAAGGACTACAAGGGGCGCGAGCGCGGCGTCACCCGCCTCCCGTTCGGCTCGCCCGCTGGCGGCGCACACGGCGGCGACCCGTCCGTGATGCAGCAGATCAAGGCGCTGGGTCGCCAGGTGATCGAGAGCAAGGCGTTCAAGGACTGGGCCGACAACGGCAGCAGCGACGGCGTCCGCATCGAGGCCGAAAGCTCTTATCCGTCCGACGTGATGGCCAAGGGCGCGTCGACCGAGACGGTCGGCACCAAGGCGGTGATGAGCACCGGGGCCGGCTTCGCGCCCGAAAGCCTGCGCATCGGTCGCCTGGTCGAAGCGGTCACCCGCCCGATCCAGCTGCTCGACATCATTCCGATGGGTCGCACCAGCATGGCTGCGATCAAGTACATGGAAGAAACGACCCGCACGCACGCCGCTGCCGAGGTGGCCGAGGGTGCGGCCTATCCTGAAAGCACGTTCGTGTTCACCGAGCGGACCGCCACGGTCCAGAAGGTGGCGGACAGCGTGCCGGTGACCGACGAGCAGCTGGAAGACGTGCCGCTGATCGAAAGCTACCTCAATGGCCGTCTCAGCTTCGGCCTGCGCCAGCGGGTCGATGCGCAGTCGGTCGCGGGCGATGGCACTGCCGGCACCCTGACCGGCATCCTCAACACGGCCGGCATCCAGACCCACGCCAAGGGCGCCGACACCGTGATCGATGCCACCTTCAAGGCGATGACCAAGGTCCGCACGGTCGGCCGCGCGATCCCGACGCACGTCATCTACAACCCGGCCGACTGGGAGCGCATCCGCCTCTCGAAGGATGCCGACGGCAACTATCTGTACGGGCCGCCCAGCCAGACCGGCGAGGCGCGCATCTTCGGCCTGCCGGTGGTGCAGAACGAAGTCGTGCCCGAGGGGACGGCGATCGTCGGCGCGTTCGAGGCGGCTTACATCTCGATCTACGAGCGCAAGGGCATCGACGTGCAGGTGGGCTTCCGTGGCGACCAGTTCGTCGAGGGCAAGCGCACGATCCGCGCCGATATGCGCCTCGCGCTGATCATCTTCCGCCCGGCCGCCTTCTGCGAAGTGACCGGCCTCAACCTCTGATCCTGATCGGGCCGGAGCGAACCTCCGGCCCGGTTCACCCGAGGGGCGCGGCCGCACGCGCCGCGCCCTTCCAGTGAGCCAAGGAGAAGAACCGATGAAAGCCAAGTCAGTAGTCTGCACCGAGCGCCTCTATCTCAGCAAGGACCGCAAGGCGGTGGTGCTGGAAGGCGACAAGCGTGCCGCCACCCTCTACGCGACGCCGGGGCACAAGATCCCCGGCACCGCGGTCGAGAAGTTCGGCCTCGAAAATGGGACGCTGTCGGGCAAGGCCCGCACCGCCTCGATCGCGAAGGGCGGCCGCGACGGCACGAAGGAAAAGGCCCCGGCCGGCGACAAGGAAATGCCCGCTGGCGGGAACAAGGACGGGCAGAACACGCCGCCCAAGCCGCCGCAGTTGACCGATATTGCCGGCATCGGCCCGGCGACCGCCAAGGCGCTGGTCGACGGCGAGATCGCCGATGTCGCCGCGCTGGCCGCAGTCGATCCGGCCGCCGCGCCCGAGATCGCCAACCTTCCGCCCGCCTTCGATTGGGCTGCGGTGGTCGGCAGCGCCAAGACGCTCGTCGCCGCGCAGCCGGCCGGCTGACGGGCTGACGGGAGGGACGCATGCTGCTGGACCGGGTCAAGGAACGCACGGGGAGCGATCTCTCCGATGCCGAGCTGCAGGCGATGATCGACGCGATCACCGCCGAGCTCGACGCGCGCCTTGGCCCGGCCGGGCCGATCAAGGAAGTGCTGGGCGATCCAAACGACCCGCGTTCGCGCCGGCTTTCCACGCTGCGCCTGGCGCGCCCGATCGACGAGGCGCAGCCGGTATCGGTCGAGGAGTTCGATCCGGGCAATGCCCAGGCGGACGAAACGCTGGTGCTGGCCGCCGACGATTATTCGATCATCCACGGCGGGCGCACGCTGGTCCGGCTGCCGGGCGGGACCAACGGCCGGAGCTTCTGGGCTCCGCTGGTCCATGTTTCCTACACGCCGCTCGGCGCCGCCGCGCAGCGCGAGGAAGCGACCATCAAGCTGATGATGCTCGATCTGACCTACAAGGGCGCGATCAAGAGCGAGCGCGCGGGCGATTACCAGGTCTCGTTGAGCGGCGATCCGGCAGCCGATCGCGAGGCGATCATCGCGCCGCTCGAACAGCGCGCTGGCGGCATGGTGATGGCATGATCGCCGACACCATCCTCGTGCTGGCCTGGCTGATCGTCGGGCTCGGTTGCTATCTCGGGACCCGCGCCCTGCGGTTTCGCCCCGGCTTCGCGCTGTCGTGCTTCCTCGTCGCGATCGGGCCGCTGGTGCTGCTGAGCGTCTTGCTCGCCGCGGCGATCGACGGCGCGGAGATCGTCTGGCGCGAGCGCGGCGGGCGGGAGTGGCCGCAGTGATGGATCCCGATTTCCATGACACCGATGACGGTTTCGACGCCTGTGCCTGGTGTGGGGGAGACTTCGTGCCGGACGACATGGATGGCGAACATTGCCGGCAATGCGCAGCCGACTTGTTCGGCGAGGACGAATTGTGATCGCCGGTCGCCTCACCATGCGGGCGCATGTCGAGCGCAACCAGGCGGCCGCCACGGGCGGCGACTGGGGCGGCGCGGCCGCGCCCGATTTCCAGCCTCACGGCGTGCTGCCCTGCTTCGTCTATTCGAAGAGCGGCCGCGCGATCGAGGACGGCAAGAAGCTGGCCGATATCGAGCAGCTGCGGATCATGGTCGGCAAGAACGCCGACCTGAAGCCGGGCGACGAGATCGCGCAGGTGACGAACCGCGCCGGCGAGGTGCTCTATCCCGATCGGCTGCGGATCGATGGCCCGGTCCAGCTCAAGCACACGCACCGCGAAGCGGCGCTGGAGGTGGTGAGCTGATGCCCCGCGAAAACCTGACCTGGAACGGTAAGGCCGTCAGCGACAAGGTGAAGCGCGCGCAGGTCGCGGGCATCAACCGCACGCTCGCCGAGTGCACGGTCCACGCGAAGCAGAACCACGACTGGAAGAACGACACCGCCGTGCTCGAGGGCGGGATCTCGATCGTCGAGTACGGCCGCGCGCTGAGCGAAGGCGGCGCGCGCGGCGTGTGGGGCGTGGCCGACGTGATCTATGCCCGGATCCACGAGCTGGGCGGAACGATCAGGCCGGTGCGCGCGAAGAAACTGGCGATCCCGCAGGACGACGGATCGGTGCGCCTGGTCGACAGCGTCACCATCCCGGCGCGGCCCTATCTCCGGCCCGCGGCCGACGCGGTCTATCCCGACCTGCCGGCCAACATCCGTCGCGCATACGAGCAATCCGCATGACCGAGCCCGCAGACATCATCGAAGCGCTGCGCCAGCTGTTCCTCGATCGCGAGGACGTGACCGCGGTGGTCGCCCAGCGGATCTATGGCGGCGAGCTGCCGCAGGACGAAGTGAAGGATCAGCCGCGCCCGGCGCTGCTGATCCAGCCCTCGGGCGGGACGAGCCTGACGGGCGGATCCTTCATCGGTGCCGATGCCCAGCGGATCGACCTGTTCGCCTTCGGCGCGACGCTGCCCGAGGCGGCGCGCATCGCGGCGATCGCGAGCCGGACGCTCGGCCGGGTCAACCGCCAGTCCTATGCCGGCGTGCTGATCCACTGGGCCAATTCGGCGGGCGGATATTCGAACAGCCGCGACCCCGATGGCGGGTGGCCGCGCGCCTTCCGCAGTTTCCAAGTCTTCCACGCGCTCGACAAGTCGCAATGACGATGGGCCGCGTGATGCACAACCAGTCCAACAGGAAAGGATCGAACAATGTTTGAAGAAATCGTGGCAGGGCCGATCACGCTCTACCTCGCGCCGGTGGGCACCGCCTTCCCGGCGCTGGGCGCAGCGCCGGCCGCCGAATGGAAGAAGGTCGGCAAGGGTGGCGCGGAGAACTACGACGAGAGCGGCGTCGCCGTTTCGCACCCGCAGAAGATCGAGACCTTCCGCGGCGCGGGCAGCACCGGGCCGCAGGCCGCGTGGCGCACCGAGGAAGATCTGATGATCGCGGTCGCGCTCGCCGATATCTCGGCCGAGCAATATGCCCGCGCGCTCAACGACGCGACGCTCGACACCACCGCGGCCGGTGCCGGCACGGTCGGGTTCCATTCGATCGGGCTGCACCAGGGGCAGGAAGTCGCGACCTTCGCGCTGCTCGCGGTCGGCCAGAGCGCCGAAGGCGTGGGCATGGCCGCGCAGTACCAGGTGCCGCGCGTGTTCCAGTCGGCCAATCCCAAGCCGACCTACGTCAAGGGCAAGCCGGCGCTGCTCGAGCTGGAATTCACCGCCCTGGTCGATCGCAACTCGCCCGACGATCCGTTCGGCAAGCTGCTGATCCAGCACCAGGTCGCAATCTGAGCCTGATGCGCGCTCCTCCCGCTTCCGACCTCGCCGCCGCACGGGACGAGCTGAAGCGGGAGAAGCGCAAGCTGCGGGTGCAGCGGCTCCGGGTCCAGCAGGCGGCGACGCGGGTCGCGGCACTGGAGCGAGCCGGAAACTGATCAACCAGGCGAAGGGGGAACTCATGGCCGACGAATTGCTGAAATTGACCACCGCGCTGGAGCGGCCCGTCGTCCAGATCGACGGCAAGGAATACGAGATGTCGGCCCCGGCCGAGCTGACGGTGATGGAAACCGCCCGGCTCGATCGCCTGGGCAAGAAGCTGGACGCACTGATGCGCGAAGAGCTGGACGAAGACGACGACACGGCGATCGAGGCGCGCGAGGAACAGGTCGAGAAGCTGCTCGACCAGCTGACCAAGATCATTCTTCGCCCGGTGCCTCGCGCGGTCCGCGCGGGCCTCGGCCAGGCCAACAAGATGGCCGCGATCGAGGTTTTTACGATGCTCCTGCTGGCTCGCAAGTCGAAGCTGGCGGGAGCGACGATGCTCAAGAGCCTGTTCGGCCCGGCGATCGCGCAGGCGATGGCGCAGGTGGCGAAGGACAAGACGGTGACCGGCACGGCGACGGATCAGGCGGATGGTTCGAGCGAGCCGCCCGCTGCCAAAGGTTCTTCGGCGGAGACCCGTGGCGATGGCTGAACGACATGCCGATCGGCGTGCTCAATGCCTATGCCGGCGCGCTTTCGCGCCTGCAGGCCGAAGAGCTCCTGGCGGCACAGCAGACCGCGCTGATCGGCCATTCGGGCCGGTTCGACGAGCGCACGGTCCGTTCGATCCAGCGCGACCTGGAGCGCATGGCGAATGGCGGCCGGCGCAGGTGGAAGAAGGCCAGCGCCGCATCGCTCGCAGCAATGGGGATCTCGGTCGAGCGGGTGGCCGTGCCGCCCAAGCCGGAGTGACCCGCAATGTCTGAGCAGCTCGGCAAAGCCGTCCTCGTCCTGGAGACCGACGACAAGGCGTTCGACGCCGGGATGGACCGCGCGCGTCGCGGCAGCGAGCAGCTGGCCGACGATCTGAAGGCGACCGGATCGGCGCTGCGCAATACTGGCAAGAACCTGTCGCTCGCGGTGACCGCCCCCATCGTGGCGATGGCCGCCACCAGCGTGAACGCTTTTCGCCAACAGGAAAAGGCGGTCGCTCAGCTCGACGCGGTTCTTGCCAGCATGGGCGACCGCGCGGGCTTCACAAGCCAGCAGCTGCAGGCAATGGCGAGCGAGCTCCAAAACAACTCGCTGTTCGGCGATGAGGATATCCTCAACGGTGTCACCAATAACCTGCTGACCTTCGGCAATATCGCCGGGCAGGAATTTTCTCGTGCACAGCAACTCGCCGTCGATCTGTCCGCCCGGTTCGATCAGGATCTGAAGAGCTCCGCGATCCAGCTGGGCAAGGCGCTCAATGATCCGGCGAAGGGTCTGGCCGCTCTCGGCGAGGTAGGTGTGTCCTTCACCGAGCAGCAGAAGGAACAGATCAAGGCGATGAGCGAAGCCGGCGACATGGCCGGCGCGCAGGCATCGATGCTGTCAGTTCTCGAAGAGCAATTCGCCGGCCAGGCCAAGGCGGCAGCCGAGGCCGATGGCGGGATCACGCAACTGGGAATGGCGTGGGGCGATGCGCAGGAGCAGATCGGTGCGGTGGTGATGGAACTGCTGCCGATGGTTGTCCCGGCAATTCGCAGTGTCGTCGATTGGATACAGAACCTTGACGAAGGCACGCGGCGGTGGGTGGTCGGTATCGCGCTCGCTGCGGCGGCGCTCGGCCCGCTGCTGGTGGTGCTCGGCCTGGTCGCATCGGGCGTCGGCATGATCATCGGGCCGATGGGCACGCTGGTGTCGATCCTGAAGCTGCTGGCCCCCTCGATCGGGCTGGTCGGCAAGGCGCTGATGGTGTTCGCCGCCAACCCCGTCTTCCTCGCGATCGCGGCGGCAGTGGCGGCGGTCTATCTCGCGTGGCAGAACTGGGACAAGATCCAGCCGATCATCGCCGGCGTCGGCCGCGTGATCTCGAACTGGTGGAAGTCCACCGTCGAGCCGGTGTTCGCGGCGATCGGCAAGGCGGTCGAGCAGGTCGTACAGCTGTGGCGCGACACCTTCGGCAAGCAGTTCGAAGCGGTGATCGCCGGGCTGCGGGCGCTGATGACCGGCGATTTCAGAGGCGTGTGGGATGCCGCCAAGAGCTTCGTCACGGCACCGATCGTGGCGATCCTGAAGTCGGTCGAGGGGCTGGTACCGGGCGCGACCGCGGCGTTCCGCAATCTGTATCTCGGTGCGAAGCAGTGGCTCCAGGACCGCTTGGGCGCGGCGATCGACTGGGTCGCCGACAAGCTCAGCTGGGTCGGCGACATGTTCAAGAAGCTGTACGTCCGCGTCGTCGGCAATTCCTACATCCCCGACATGGTGCGCGGCATCGGCGAGTGGATGGCGAAGCTTGAAGAGCAGATGGTCAAACCGGCCGAGAAGGCCGCGAAGAAGACCGGCGACGTGATGCAGGATGCCAAGGATCGCGTGCTGGCGATCATGAAGGAGCTGTTCCCCGAGATCGAGCGGTTCAACCAGTTCGAGGCGAAGCGCAAGGATATCGAGGCGTCCGACCTGCCGGCCGAGATGAAGGCCGAGGCGCTGCGGCGGTTGTGGGCCGGATATTACGGCGAGTTCGACGGGCTCGACGTGCCCGAGCTCAACATCAAGCCGGGCGACAATGGACGGGTCGACCCGCCGAGCGCGAGCGGTGCCCCCGGCAGCGCCGAACCGCCCGTACAGGTCGGGTTCGACGAAAACAGCGGCCAACGGCTGCAGCAGAACGCCCAGCGGTTTTTCGCAGCCGGGATCCGCGCAGCGATCGACGGCGACCTGGGCGGGTTCCTGAAGAACTGGCTGACGCGCCTGGGCGACAGCCTGATCAACAATCTGATCAACGGCGTGGCGAGTGCGCTGGCCTCGGGCCTCGGCCAGATCGTGGGTGGCAATTCCGGCCTCGCCGGCATGCTCGCATCGATCTTCGCGGGCGGCTTCCATACCGGGGGCATGATCCCGCAGGGACAGTTCGGGATCGTCGGCGAACGCGGACCGGAGCCGGTCTGGGCCACGCCGCGCGGCGCGCTCGTGCGGCCCAACCGGGTGCTCTCGCAAGGCATTGCAGGCCCGGCCGCGCCGAACGTGGTGATGCCGATCACGATCGATGCGACCGGGGCCGATGCGGCCGCGCTGGGCCGGGTGAAAGCCAGCCTCGACGAGCTGAAGCGCGACATGCCGGGGATCGTGGTCGGCACGGTGAACGATGCCGGTGAACGCGGGATGCTCGGCATCCGGGGATGGAGGAACTGATGCTGGTGCTCGATCTTCCCGAGCCCGATTGCGGCAGCGGCCGGGTGCGCTTCAAGGTGATCCGCCGCGATCTCGGCAGCACCACCGCGAGCGCGATCGGCGGCGGCGTGCAGGCCGGATGGCCGCTATGGCGCGCCGAGTACCAGCTCGATCGGATGGATCCTCGATCGGGCGATCAGTGGGGCGCGTTTCTCGACCGCTTGCGCGGGCGCCAGCGGCTGTTCCTGGGCGGCGATACCGCGCGCCCGTTTCCTGCAGCCTATCGCAACGGCTTCGGCGGGATGGTCCGCGCCGGGGGTGGGGCGTTCGACGGTTCCGCTCTGACCTGGGCGCAGGCGATTGATGGCGATGGCGATGCGCGGATCACGCTGACCGGGCTGCCGGCCGGCCTGGAGCTGCGCACGCGCGATGCGATCGGCTTCAAGTGGGACGCGGCGGGCGAGGCCGCCGGCAGCTATCGCCGTGCTGCGATGGTGCGACTGGCTGAAGACGCGACTGCGGACGGCGCGGGTAGCGTCACCGCGCTGGTCGAGCCGCCCCTGCACGGGATCGTGCCCGTGGCCGCCGTGGCGCATCTCGACAGGCCGCGATGCATGTTGCGGCTCGTGCCGCGCGAGAGCGACCTTTCGGGCGTCGGCACCGGCTCTGCCTATGAAGGCGGGACGATCGTCGCGATGCAGGAGCTGCACGCATGAAGAGCATCGTGCAGGCCGCGAAAGATGCCCTGGCGGACGGTTCGGCGATCGTTGCCGGCGCGGTCGAGATCGCGGCTGTTGGCGGCGAAGGCCCGATCCGCATCTGGGGAGGCTGGGGCGAAGTCACGATCGACGGCGCGGTCTTCACCGGGATCGGCGATGACAGCCTGGTCGAGCTTTCGGGCGGGGCGCTCGGGGCGTCGTCGCGCGCCACGCGACTGGTGCTTTCGGCAATCGACCCGGAGACGATCGATCCCGACGAGCTCGATGCGCTGGGCGGCGCGACCGTCACGCTGTGGCGGCTGATCTTCGCGGGCGACGGGCAGACCCTGCTTGATGCAACGGTGTGGGAGCGCGGCCGGCTCGACCAGGTGACGCGCGATGATGAACTGCCCGATGCCGAGGAGCAGAAGGAAGGCGAAGCGACGATCTCGGCCGAGATCGAGACCGCGGCACGAAGCCTCGGCCGCCGCGGGGCGCGGATGCGTTCGGACGCCGACCAACGACTGGTCGATCCGCAGGACGGCTTCTTCAAACACACCAGCTTCGCCGCGCAGAAGATGCTCTACTGGGGTGGGCTGCGGCCGACGCGCGCGGGAGACGCGGTGGGCGGCGGCAGCCGTGGCGGCGGATCCGAGCGCGGCAATCCGATCGAGCGACGCCATGCCTATTGAGCGCGATCTCGACGCCCTCACGGCGCTGCTGGCCGAACGGCTGACAAAGCCGTTCCGCTGGTCAGGCCGCGGGTGCTGTATCGGCCTCGGCTCGCGGGCGGTGGAAGCGCAGATCGGGATCGATCCCCGGTTCGGCCTGTCCTGGTCGACCAAGGCCGAAGCGCTCGCCGTGCTCGCGGCCGAAGGCGGGATCGAGGCGGCGATGGATGCGCGGTTCGACCGGATCGCCCCGGCATTGGCACCGCGTGGCGATCTGGCCGCGGTCCCCTGCGACGAACTCGGTTGCCGGATCATGGTGATCGAGGGCGCGACCCTGGCCGCACCCGGCGCGCGGCGGCTCGAACGGCTCCCGCGCAGCGCAATGACGATCGCCTGGAACATCCTGACCGTGCGCGAGCCCGATCATGGGTAGAGTGGTCAAGGGCATTATCGGGATCGGCGCGGCGGTTGTCGGCGTCGTCACCGGGAACTGGCTCCTGGTCGCCCAGGGCGCGGCGCTGGTCGGCAGCGCGCTGATCCAGCCCGGCGAGCAGGCCGAGGCGCGCGAGCGCAATGCATCGAGCAGCCAGATCCAGCTCGGAGAAGTTCCCCGCGAGGCGGTGGTCGGCCGCGCGGCCGTGACCGGCAGCCTGGTCGACGGGTTCAACTATGGCGGCGAGCACGGCACCGACTGGGAAGTGCTGATCCTCGATCTGGCCGATCACCGCAGCGATGCGTTGGAAGGCTTCTTCGTCAACGACACCTATGTGCCCTTCGCGGGTGACGGCATGGTCGCCGGCTACAACAACCAGCTGCAGGTCTATTTCCGTGACGGGCAATGGGACCAGGCGCTGCCGGCGATCGTCACCGCCAACGGGCCGGGCTGGACCGCGAACGATCGCGGGCGCGGGATCACCTATGTCGTCGTCGCCTACAAGGCGGACGATCAGGAGGCCGAGAACCCGGTCTGGACCGCTGGGCGTCCGCGCTTCCGCTGGGTTCTGCGCGGCCTCAAATGCTACCAGGCGCGCAAGGATGCCAGCGTGGGCGGCAGCGGCGCGCATGACTGGGCCGATCCGGCGACGCGTGAATGGACCGACAACCCGATCGACTGCCGCTACAACTGGGCTCGCGGGATCTACCTCGGCGACAGGGTCGACGATCCGAACGCGCTTGTCGTCGGGCGCGGGCTGACCACGGTCGAGGCCCCTCCTGCCAACGTCTTTGCGCGCGCCAATCTGTGCGACGAGCTGGTCGACGGCGAGAAGCGCTACCGCGTCGGCGGCGCGATCCGATCGACCGAACGCTATCTCGATGTCGAAAGCGATTTCGCCGCGGCGTGCGCCGGCACGATCGTGCAGCCCGAAGGCGCGGTCGAGATTGATCCGGGCGCGGCGCGAGCGCCGGTCGCGCATATCACCGATGCCGACCTGGTCGACGGGACCAAGGTGATCTTCGCGCGCCGCCTGTCGATCAATGACGATGGCTGGATCAACACCGTGTTCGCGCGTTTCGTCTCTCCCGAGCAGGGCTGGACCGGGCACACCGCGCCGGTCCGGCGCGTGCTGGCCGACGTGGTCGCCGATGGCGGGCCGCGCGAGGCCGGGCCGACCCTGAGCTTCGTGCAGTGGGTCAAGCAGGCGGGGCGCATCGCCGAGATCATCCGCGCGCTCGGCCGGCTCTGGGGCCGCGCCTCGATCACGCTGCCGCCCGAGTTCTGCGAGCTCGAGGAAGGCGACTGGGTCACGTGGCAGTCCGATCGCTACGCCAAGGGCGCGACGATCACGTTCCAGATCGAGGCCTGGGGATCGGACAAGGCGTGGCGGCACCACGTGAAGCTGCGCGAGATCGAGGCGGGCGCGTTCGGCGGTGCCGTGCTCGAGGACGATGGTGCGGTCGCCAATCAACCCGGTCCGCCCGCTGCGATGCTGCCGCCCGGCATCGGAACCTGGACCGCCGATGCGGGCTATCTCGCATCTGGCGACATGAAGCTTCCGGCGCTTGTCCTCGAAGGCGCGGCCGATGATAGCCGAGCCCAGCTCGTGCGGGTCGAATATGTTCAGCAGGCGGCGGCACCGGATGCCGGAACGAGCTGGACCGATGCGGGCGCGATCAGCCCTCGCGCGACCAAGCGGGAGATACCGGCTGCGCCGGGGGCGACCTACTATCTCGGCGTCTCCTACCTGGTCGACGGCGTGCCGGGTCCGCGTCGTGTGCTCGGTCCGGTGACGGCCGGACCTCTGCGTTATTCCGACGACACCCTGGTCGATGCAGTGAAGCCGGCCGAACCGGGTGCGCAGGCAAATCCGGCCGATCTCGCCGAGCTTGATCCCACGGCCAACACCAAGCTCGGCGGGATCGCTGCGGGGGCGACGGTCGGCGCGACGTGGGGAGACAACGTCTTCGGTCGCCCGGCCGAACTGATCGACGGCAGGGTCGCGGCCGGTCTCAGCCAAAGCGGCGACGTACTGCGCAACCTGCCGTCGACGATCAAGAACCTGATCAACGTCGATCAGATCAGCGATGGATCCACCTATCGCCGCTATCCGCTGGTCGACAAGACCAAGCTCGGCACGATCGAACAGTTCGCCAGCCCATCCGACAGCTTCGTCGCAAACCCGCAGTTCGAGAATGCCGGAGAGCATTGGTCGCTTTCCGGGGCATATTACGTGAGCACCGACGCGAACGTTCCCGGCAAGTTCTTCCTGCGGATGACAGGCGATCCAGATACCACGCGGGCCTTCGCAAATGGGGCCTCGCCAACCAAGATCGCGGGCAACCGCGCCTATTTCAGCATGTATGTGCGGATGGGCAACATCTCCGACTATCTCTTGGTCTTCGCCCGGGTCCGAGACAGCGCCGGAGCCGCCTTTAGCTACCCGACGGCCGTCTGTGCCCAGACCGGAACGACACTGTGGCGCACGAGCATCGCGGGACCGTTCCAGCTGCTCACCGGTTACATCGATCTTCCGGCAGGGGCCGCGACCGCTGACTTCTACCTGCAGTTCGGCCCCGGCATGGCGAGCTATTGCGATGTCACGAATGTCCGTGCCACGCAGTCCGAGCTTAACTCGACCAAGGGCGCAGTCGCCGGAGACAACCTGCGGAAGAGCAACGGCACCATTGCTACCGATGCCGATATCTCGGTGCCCACGCTGAACCAGGACGGCACGATGACGATCGTGACGCCGTCCGGGCCGATCAATCAAGGCGCGATCGCGCTCGACTGGGTACCCGAGGGCGTGACCAACAAGTTCCTGCTCGCAAGCGAGCGAAGCAAGCTCGGAGGGGTCGAGGCGAATGCCACGGTCGGCGCTCCGGCCGGAACGAATGTCGGCGGGACCGAAGCTTCGGCAGTGGCGGCCGGCGCGGGCCGCGCGAATGTCGGCCTGAGCGCAACCGGCGATGTCGCTCGGGAAGTGCCGTTCGCGCAGATCCCATCGGGCGCGCGCAACAGCGAGCTGACCGCCTCGATCACCGCAGCTGGAGAAACGGCGCAGTGGAGCCAGACCTCCGGCCGACCGACGAACCTCAGCGAGCTGGACAGCGCCAGGGCGACCAAGCTCGACGGCGTGCAGGCCGGTGCGCAGGTCAACCCTGCGGATCTGGCTGCGCTCGATGCGACTGCCAGCAACAAGCTCGCCGGGATCGAGGCGAATGCCGACGTGACCGCCAATGCTCAGATCACCTTCACCGACGTGACGCCTTACACCATCCAGGCGGACAGCGCGGGGGCGACCACCACCGGAATGCCGGTGGCGAAGGTTATCAACGTCTATCGCGGTAACGGGCAGGTGACCTCGGGCGTTTCGGTTGGCGCGGTGACCACATCTCCTTCCGGGGCGATTACCGCCACAGCTTCGCAGTCTGGCGGCGTCGTGACCGTATCCCTCACCAAGGCAGATGCGGCCGGCAGCATTACCATCCCGATCACCGTTGCCGGCATCACGTACAGCAAGACGATCACGGTCAACCGCACGCTGGCCGCGCCGGTCTCTGGCGGAGGATCCGGCAGTGTCAGCTTCACCGACCAGCAGTGGGAGAACGTCAATTCGACCACCGCGGTTCAGGTGACCGACGCGGGCGCGATCGTGCGGTCCGATGCCTCCGGCCAGATCGAGTTCTCGGCCTCGGCCATGTACGACGGGTCCGGAGCCGCGACGATCGTGGCCGAATATCGTCCAGCGGCGGGCGGGGCATGGTCGACGGCATTCTCGGCCACTGGCTCGGTCGCCGTCGCCGAGGATCCGGGGCCGCCCGCGGTCTTCGGCGAGGCGGGCTTCGTCGGTGGAAGCGCGACAAAGACCGGCCTGACCGCCGACGCGGATTACGAGGTCCGCCTGACCGGGCGACGGGCCAGCGGTTCCGGTACCCTGAGTTGGGCCAGCCCCAGCTTCACGGCAAAACAGCCGTGATGCCCAAACCCTCCATTTCATTCGAGTTCCGTTCCCTAACGGGGGCGGCCGGGCCGCGCCAACGGCCCGAACCGCGAGCGCACACTCGCACCTTTGGTCGGCTAGCTCGACCTCCAGCGCCCCCGGCCGATACGGCGGCGCAACCGATAGAGTGCAATGATGAAGAAGGAATTGAAGACCTCGGATTTTCAAGCGGTGGAACCGGTGCGGCCGCTCGCACCGTATGTCGGCGGGAAGCGCGCGCTGGCGAAGACGCTGATCGAGCGGATCGATGCAACGCCGCACGAGCTGTACGCCGAGCCGTTCGTCGGGATGGGCGGCGTGTTCTTCCGCCGCGCGCGCCGGCCGAGGAAAGAGGTGATCAACGATATCTCGCGCGACGTGGCGAACCTCTTTCGGCTGCTTCAGCGCCACTACCAGCAACTGCTCGACGTGCTGAAATGGCAGGTTTGCAGCAGGGCTGAGTTCGACCGCCTGATGCGTGTGGAGGCTGAGACGCTGACCGATCTCGAACGCGCTGCGCGGTTCCTCTATCTGCAACGGACTGCCTTTGGAGGACAGGTCGCCAGGCGCAACTACGGCGTCTCCCGCACCGGTCCGTCGCGCTTCGATCTGACCAAACTGGTGCCCTTGCTCGAAGCGGCCCACGATCGGCTTTGCGGCGTCGATATCGAGTGCCTCTCCTATGGCGACCTGATCGCGCGGTACGACGAGCCATTCACGCTGTTCTATCTCGACCCGCCATACCACGGCACCGAGGACTATTACGGCGAAGAGCTGTTCTCAGAGGCCGATTATCAGCGTCTGAGAGACCTCTTGGAGGGCATCAAAGGCCGCTTCATCATGTCGATCAACGCCACCGACATGATCCGCGACACCTTCGCCGGGTTCGAGATCGAGGAGGTGCCGGTGAACTACCGCCTCAGCGGCAAGGTGACACCGGCCCGTGAACTGATTATCAGCGGCGGCCGAGGGAGCTGA